AATATTGGAATACTGAGGTTGTAAGATATTGCCAAATTGGTCAAATAAAATATCACCCTTATTATCTTGCAAATATGCATTAGACGATAATGTTTGAATATTTTCAGTTAATGGTCTAAGTAAACCATCTTTGTACAATGATATTCTAACCCAATTAACAAAGTCAGGAGGCAACACGTATCTAAGCGTATCAACTACACTAAGCTCTAATACTTTTATTTCTTTAAAAGCGTCATAGTTTAGTTCTTGTATAGCACGTTTGGCGTGAAATATTATTTTGTACTTCTCCTCATTATTTACTAACGAGTGATTACCTGTATGCATAAGCATAAAGTTATTTACAATATCTTGTAAGCTAATGTATTGATACGATCCCCAATTGGCGTTTAATGGAACATTGCCATTGTTTTCGTAATACTGATATTGAGATATGTATGCCATAGTTTATTATTGTTGCTGACTAAATGTAGGTTGTTCATGTTGCTCCTGAGCCATTGCAAATTGAGTAACTTCATTCTCACGTATTGACACACCACAATATTGAAGAATCTTCATTGCTAATTTAAACTCATCTTCTTGAGGCATTTCAAAATCTTGATAATCAGGTTGTGATTGGTCAAATACAGGTTCACCCCCACCCAATGTAACATAAGTCCATTTAGGTGCTTTTGGATACCTAAAGTAATTACATTGTAATTGCCCTAGTTTACCAATAACGAAAGTATTTGCAATTGGATATATCTGCATAAGTGTTGAGTCTTGCGTATAGGCAGGGAACATTGAACTTGGAGCCGTTAAGTTAGAAAGATTAAGACTAATTATTTTACCTGCGCTAACCTTTTCAGACTCAACATAATTCTGTGCTGATATTATATAGTAGTCATCATTTAAAATTGGAAATATATCTGCACTTAATAAAATCTCAGTATTACTAATAACAGTATAAACAGTAGCAATATCCATTGTCATCCAATTCACAACAATATCACCGGGATTAACCAATCCTATAAATGTAGCTGTGCTATCAACTAAATAATTTAGTTGAACACCATCGTTTAAATTTGTATCAATTAAAACAGTTGGATAAAGTACCACTCTATTTATCATATAAGCCTCATTGCCTGTGGTAGTAAGAGATGGTATATAAAATCTGTTTCTAGTTATATCTGTATTGTCGTAGTCAAATGGTTTTAAAAAATCATTTACCAAAAAAAACTCTATAGTTTCGCTTATAGCTTTTTGTATATCAGAATAGTCAGTACCTGACACACGAGCATTCTCTGAATTTGTAGTCTTATTTGCATTGCTAAAATACTCTTCAAATACTTCTAACTGAGCTTGCTTAGCATACAAATTAAAATCAGATGGAGAGATGTATCCAAAGTTATTTTTATTCAATACAGACAATACAGTATTTCTAACCGAGTTTATCATCTATTTATTTTTTACAAATATACGCAAAAAAAAGAGGTGTAGAAACACCTCTAATTTAATCATTAAACTAAACTAAACAGACTATATGGAACACGCTTCTAACATTTTTAATGAATCAAGTCCTTCATCGCTTTTCAAGTAAGAACCTGTTGCTTCGTAAGGGTCATCACCAAATGCTATTGACATCATTTTTTTCTTGTTTGTGGTTGTATTAAACCAAACCTCTTTGTCGTTATTACGCAAAGCTAACAATTTATTTTCAAAAAACTGCCTAATTTTTGCTTGGTAATTTAACTCAGGGTCGTTGATTATATTTAAAAAATCTCTTGGTTCTTGTCTAGCAAAAATTAAAATATCTCTTCTCAATTCTGCTGTAGATATCATTGATGGATCTTTGCCAAATAATACTCTTGTAAGCATTTCAACTTGCTCTATTGACAATTGACGAGCTTCAATTAATGCATCTACTTCTACATTTAAATCTTCTACTTCTTCAGAAGCTTCTCTTTCTTTATCTACTTCTGTAAATGTAATACCATTTAAAGGATGGTAATGCAAAAATTCTTGTAGTACAGGATTTGTTTTTGGAACACTTAAAAAACCATCTTCAAAAACAATTGGCTCAAGGATAACATTGCCATCTTGTTCATCTTCAAAAGGAGATCTTTGATTTACTGAATATCGTAATGCACGATTAATATTGTTTTTTTCATCATACCACATCAAAGGAAAACGATGGTGATTTCTAGATGGTAATGTAAAAGATAATGGACTTCCCGATTTTAATCTGTAAACTTTATTTACAGATATTGTAGATTTTGTCATTTTATATAATTTGATTTGATTTTAAAAATAAAAATAGGGAGTGCATTACACACTCCCTAATTTAATACTATATACTATCCATAACGGAATAATACAAAGTTGTTTGCACCTAAAGTACATACACAACGCTCAGAAAGGAAGTTGACCTCCATTGCATCCAAGTCGCTGTTTGTAGCACCACCGGCAGAACCTGTAATCCAAGTTTTATATCTGCGGTCTTCAGCTTCAGAAGCACGGTATCTAACGTGTAAGAATGGTCTCTTAGCGTTTTTACCCATGATTTGATCGTAAACTGAAGTAGAACCTGCAGGAACCATAAGACCTGTGATTGTACCTGTTGCAGTACTTGCTGTAACATTAAGACCACCACGCATAGTTGGGTCATTCAAGTATTTCCAATCAGACTTGTAGAAATCGTAACCTCTACGGAATCCTGTGAAACCTAAATTTAACGCCATGCTTACATCGTTGTCAAATAAACCATAAGATGCAGAAGCAGCAGGACTACCACCATTGAAACCATTTAATGTAGCCAACATATTGTCAATATCAAAAGACAATCCACGATTAACGAAAACTACATTTTCTTCAATAGAACCTTGCTTATCTAAACGAGAAACAATTGAATCCCAATCAGAAAGTGTAGTTGGTGTACCACCACCCCATACATTACCACGATTGTTTACAACGTAGAAAACTCCTTCAGAACCTTTAAATCCTAAAGCAGCTGCACCACCTGCAACAGAACCTGCAGCAGGAACGGCTTCAATCATAGCAGTTTCTAAGTAATCTTCAAAACGTAAACGAGTTTCGTGCTCTGATTTCAAATACCAAAGGTATCCTGTAGCACCATTTTCAGATGTTACTTCAACCCATCCAATTTGAGCCATATCAGAACCATTAACAGCGTACTTGTCTTTGATAATGATTGGAGAGTTAGTATAGATATCATCTTCAGCTTCTAAAGAACCAACCATTCCGTTTGTTCCTTTTTTAAACTCAGAACCATAAATGAATACAGTATAAGTCACACCTGCTCCTGCAGATGCAGCACCTGTTGATTCATAATAAGCTACTGTGAATGTAGTTGAAGATGGAACAGCAGTAACAATACCTTTGTTAAAAGTACCTGTTGTATTGTTTTGAACCATTACTGTTTGACCTACACGAATTGCAATAAAAGTAACATTTGAATCATTAACAGTAAATGTTGTGAATCCCAAACCTGCAGTTTGAGAAGAAGTACAGTTTGTGTACTTAATGTGTAAACGACCTTGTTCTGCCCATTTAATTTGGTCAGAGTTAGAAGGCATTTCAGCACCTACCATTCTTAAGAATGAAGATACCGTTCTATTACCATAACGCTCAAATTCTTTCTCATAAGTATCAGGAAGATACTGATTCAAAAAGTTGAAGTTGGTAATATAATTTGTTTGTAACGCTACTTGCTCCGGTGCGGGTTGCAGGGCAAAGGTGGGCGTTCCTAATAAAGCACTTGCCATTTTTTAAAGTTTTAAGGTTTTAAATTTTTTTTATACTTCGGATTTTTAAACTCCTCCCAGAGTCGGGATTAACCGCTTTCACTTGCATACCATCCGTGAATTTAGATGCTTCAG